CTCCGGCTATGGCGACGGCTCCGGCTACGGCTACGGCTCCGGCTACGGCGACGGCTACGGCTATGGCGACGGCTACGGCTACGGCTCCGGCTACGGCGACGGCTCCGGCTACGGCTACGGCTCCGGCTACGGCGACGGCTCCGGCTACGGCGACGGAATTAAGAGTTTCAATCGGGAAACGGTCTATCGAATTGATGGCGTCAATACGCTGATTCGTTCCGTGCACGGCAACACTGCGCACGGGGCAATTTTGAACGGCGATTTGACGCTCACGCCGTGCTACATCGTCAAGCAGGACAATGTTTTTGCACACGGCGAAACGCTGCGCGAAGCAATGGAGGCGTTGCGAGACAAGCTTTTCGAGGATATGCCGGAAGATGGGCGCATTGATACGTTTCTGCGCGAAACAGACCGCGAGAAAGCATATCCGACGCAGTATTTTTACGACTGGCACCACCGCTTGACCGGGTCGTGTGACATGGGACGAAAGCAGTTCGCCCGAAACCACGGTGTTGACCTTGTACACGGCATGATGACGATTACGGAGTTTTTGGAGCTGACGAAAAATGCTTACGGCGGCGATGTGATTCGAAAAGTGATCGATAGAATGGAGGCATAAATGGACGCTTTATTCCTTACTCGTGAGGAAGCGGAAGCTGCATTGGAGGCGATGAAGGATGAGTAAGGCTGTTATGCTGAGCATCCGCCCGAAGTGGTGCGAGAAAATTGCCAGCGGCGAAAAGACGATTGAGGTGCGCAAGACGCGCCCGAAGATAGACACGCCGTTTAAGTGCTATATCTACTGCACCATTGGAGGGCAGGACTTAAATATTCCGATTTCTCAGGAACGGCTTATGCGCGACTATCTGGAAACCGGCTCTATGAAATCATTGAACTGCCCGCTTGGGAACGGTAAGGTCATCGGCGAATTTACCTGCGACCGTATTTACGAGCTTGAGACCAAAGCGCGCGGCGGCAGCTACTACGTTAAGAACGAAGACCAGCCGACGACGAATTTTATCGCACGGCAGTCCTGCCTTGATCTCAAGGATATACACGATTATCTGCACGCGCAAAAGGGCTACGGCTGGCACATCACCGATCTGCGCATCTACGACGCGCCGCGCGAACTGAGCGAGTTTACCGGTCTGCGCAATACGAGATTCGGCGCAGCACCATATGACATCAAGCGCGCGCCGCAGAGCTGGCGCTATGTGGAGGAGGGTTGAACATGGCTGAATACATTGAGCGATCCGCTGCTGTAAAGGCGGTCTTGCGAGAACGAAGCCCAGCAAACAGTGTAGCGCAGAATCGCAAGTTATCTATTATTCAACGGGATTTGTTGACAATTCCCGCCGCTGATGTTGCGCCGGTGACGCGTTGCAAGGACTGCAAGTATGCATATATCAATAGCTTTGCGGTGTCATCAGGCGAGGCTCTTTGCACGTTAAGTGGGAAGCCGATGCAGCAAGACGACTTTTGCAGCTACGGCGAGCCGAAGGAGGGATAACGCATGGACGTTGTTGGGCGAAAGGTTGTTAAAACGCGGGCGGCTCATGTATGCTTCGGTTGTGGGCGCAAATTCGAGCAAGGGGCTATGATGGAGCGCAGTTGCGTTTTCGATGGTACGCCGTGGACGTGCTATCTGTGCGAGAGCTGTCAGAAAGCGTCTGCTGAATTAGGATGGCAAGACGAGTATGGATTTGGGGACTTGCGCGAACGGTCGCTTGAGATTGAGAGGGAGGCGCTCCATGCTGACGATCACGATTAAAGCTAACGTCCCCGCCGCCGACGCGCAGGGCATCAAGGAGCGCATCGCCATGGACATTGAACGATACGGCGACGTGAAGGTCATGAGCATCGTGAGCGACCGGGGGCGAGAAGAACAGCTACAAATGAAAGGAGCCAAATTATGAGCATCAACGTAAAGAAGTACACCAAAGACCAGATGGCAAAGATGGTGGAGGAAGCGCAGGCGGAAGTGCAGGAATTAAAGCGCGTAAATGCCGCGCTGACCGAGCAGATCAGCCAGATGAACGGCGAGACCATCAACAAGGCAAACGAGATTGCAAATCTGAAAGCGGATGCGGATATACTACGAGTCCAGCTCAAGAACGCCAACGATACCGCGGAGGCAGTGAGCAAAGAGCTGCAAAGGGTCAATTCGGAAAATGACGGCCTGCGAAACAAACTCGCTGACACTGAGGCGGCGCTTGGGCGGGCAAACGCGGAGGTATCGAGGCTGACAGTTGGCTGTCGTCAGGTTGAAGACGAACGCGATTATATGCATCAGCAATGGAGCAATGCCGAGCAGCGCGCACATTATGCAGAAGCCCACCCGTGGCGGAACCTGTGGGTGTGGGTGAAGAGAAAGCTCGGTGGTGAGGGGAATGAGCACGTTTCCTGATCGGCTGCGGAGGTTACGCGAACGCCAGCAGCTAAAGCGCTGCGTGCTGTCCGAGCTGTGCGGGCTGAATCGCAATACCATCAAGCGGTATGAGATGGGGACGCAAAAACCATCAATGGACGCGCTAATAAGCATCGCGGATTATTTCGGCGTGTCGATTGATTATCTGCTTGGACGTTCGGACTACCCAAAAAGTTTATAAAATATTTTGCAAAACTCACTTATAAGTGAGTCAGGGTATTGCAATCATGAGAAAATCGAACCGCAGAGGTGTAAAAGCCCTTGCGGTTCTCTCATTTATGGCGTTTACCTCCTGCGCCATAGCGGGGCGCGGTGCTTTTCATCTTTTCACACCGTCCCCGCAACATGCCGCACGCACGATGCAGCCCACGATCAGGGCCGAGAGGTCGCACCTCTCATGCGGCACAGGACCCCGCGCACCTCTCAGCGATGTGGCCCAGCGGGGACATTCCCACAAACTACTATGCTACCGGAGTTCGAGCACGTCACTGTGATTGCGCATGGTGATAGCAGTTTTAGACGGCAGCACCGCAACGAAGGGCAGAACAGGCAGCTGCCGCCCGAACGTGAGACCGCAAATACTCATGCTGTTGGAGATGCCGGAGCGCCGACCGGCTCGTTGCGGAGATATACGGCATAGGGGCCCCGTAAGGGGAGACCACAGCGAGTGACGGGGACTTTCCCCGAAGCGCTAAAGCAGGGCAGGACTGCAATGTCGTACCAGAGGCCGGGTCGCGCCCGGACAATGTGAGACCGTGCGGCATGGCTCACATGGAAATGACAATGCTCGCTGAAAACTGCACCGTGGGAGGGAAACGCCTCAGCGTAATGGTGCTGCACTTGTAAAGCAGCAATCGGTGACGTGACAATCTAAGCGGGAAGCTGACATAATATGCGGCGTGCAGAAGCAGAAGCGAAAGCAATGGCTATAGGCAACATTGCGGACGTGTGGCGGCTCGATACCGCCTCGCCGCTTCAAAAGAGGAGAGCCGCTGCCCTGAGAGTGCGGCGTTGTAGCCCTTCGGGGCGGGTAAAGTCTGCTATGTAAGGCCAAGGGGCGGGGGCTGGTAGCAAAAAAATAATTTGACAACGCTTATCGGCGTATCAAAGCGGTAATAAACTGTAACGGGCGGATGGAATTAGACCGCAGCACGACAGCAATTAACGCAAGGAATGTAAGCAGAAGCAAAGCAAATGTAAGTAATTGCAAGCAAAATGTTTACATCGCATAGCTCAGAGAGAGAAAAGAAAAGCCCCCTTGTCTCCCCCTCTCTTCTTCTCCCCCTTGCAACCCCCGTATTATCTTACCCCCTATAATCCCCCAAAAGAAAAGAGAGAGAGCGACATTTTGCGCGCGAGAGCGACGAGGTGATAACATGGCTGCGCGTCTGACAGACCGGCAGAAAAAGAAAATACTGGCGGACTATGTGCAGACAAACAACTATTGCGCCACAGCGAAAATCAACGGCGTGTCTGCAACGACCGTTAAGAACCTTGTGCGGGCGAATGCCGACATTGTGAAAAAGTGTGAGCAAAAAAAGGAAGAGAACACCGCCGATGTGATGGAATACATGAACGACCACAAAGACCTTGTGTGTTCGTTCATCGGCAAGGGGCTTGAAATGCTCAACGACCCGGAGAAGCTGGCGGCGGCAAATCTCAGCCAGATCACAACGGCGATGGGGACGCTGATTGACAAGTGGGCGATGATCGGTGGAAGTCCTGCCGACATGGTGAGGGAAGACGCGCTTAGTCAGAGCCTAAAGGAAATGGCAAAGGAGCTTGAGAGCGATGATTAGCCCAAAGCAAGCAAAAATCCTCGCTTTCCCCTATTCCAAGTATGACGCGCTGATCTGTGACGGCGCTGTGCGTTCCGGCAAGACCTCCATTATGATGTGGGCGTTTGTCCGCTGGGCGATGGAGAATTTCAGCGGTCAGCGCTTCGGCGTATGTGGCCGCACGGTTGACAGCTGCACCAAGAACATCATCGTGCCGTTTACGGCGATGAGCCTTGCGAAGGAGCGCTATATCATTCGATGGCGGCGTGGCGACAAGGTTATGGAAGTGCGGCGCGGAGCCGTGACGAATTACTTTGAGGTGTTCGGCGGAAAGGATGAGGCCAGCTATACGCTGATTCAAGGCCGCACGCTGGCGGGTGTGCTGCTGGACGAGGTGGTGCTGATGCCGCGTTCGTTCGTGGAACAGGCATTGACTCGCTGCTCGGTAGACGGGGCAAAGCTGTGGTTTTCCTGCAACCCGGGAAGTCCGCAGCACTGGTTTTATACAGAGTGGATACAGCGGAACAAGGAGCGGAACGCGCTGTATCTGCATTTTGAAATGACGGACAACCCCGGCTTGTCTCAAAAGACGCTGGAACGATATCAGGCAATGTTTTCCGGCGTGTTCTACGACCGATACATTCGCGGCCTGTGGGTAGTGGCCGAGGGGCTGGTATATCCGATGTTCGCCAAAGAAGTAAACGTCATGAACGAAACGGGCGGCGCGGGAAAGTATTATATTTCCTGCGACTACGGCACGCAAAATCCTACCGTCTTTTGTTTGTGGCGCATGGATAAAGGCCGCGCTGTAATGGAGAAAGAATACTATCACAGCGGGCGAGCCACCAATCGGCAGAAGACAGACGAGGAATATTATCAAGATTTGGAACGGTTTGCAGACGGATATAATGTTGAGCGAATCGTCATTGACCCCAGCGCCGCGTCATTTTCGGAGTGCATCCGTAGACATGGGAAGTTTGCTGTTTGGAAAGCAAATAACGATGTTCTTGATGGGATCCGTTTAACGGCTGCGTGTATCAAATCGGGGCGAATCAAATTTCATGAAAGCTGCACGCACGCTTTTGATGAGTTTGGGCTTTATAGCTGGGATAAGGACGCGGCAGAAGATAAAGTCATTAAAGAGAATGATCACGTCCTCGACGCTGTTAGGTATTTTGTTATGACGGTTCTGCGCCGAGAAATTGCAGTTGAAAATCCTATGTATGCAAGCAGCTCCGTAAAGTTGAGGAGATAAAAATATGGGCTTAGTGAATGGCATTGTAAATACAGTAAAACGATTTTTCTTTCCGCAGGCGGTCGCCGAGCGGGAATTTGGCGCATTTCCCGCCGTAAGCCTTACGATGGAACAGCATATCGGTTTGTGGTATGCGATGATGGTCAATACCCCACCGTGGCAAAACTGTGATGTGAAAGCGGTAGGCCTGCCCGCTGCGATTTGCCGAGAAGTGGCAAGGCCGACGCTGGTTGAGTTTACGGCAAACATTACTGGCAGTAAGCGCGCCGACTATCTGAATGAAAATTTTCAGACAGCGAAGGAAAACTTTAACCGAGCATTAGAACTTGGCCTTGCGCTTGGCGGTGTGGCGTTGAAGCCGTATATTTACGGCGACAAAATGCTTGTGGATGTTACCGGCGCTGCGGGGTTTCAGCCGACAAAGTTTGATCCATCCGGGCACTGCATTGGCGGCGTTTTTAAGGATAAGCCGGTTAAAGTAAACGGAACGTACTATGTAAGGCTCGAATCACACGAGTTAAACGGTACGACCTATACCATCAAAAACAAGGCATATTACAGTGATTCCGCTGGATCCGTTGGCGCTGACGCGCAACTCACAACTATTCCGGAGTGGGCGGATATTGAACCGGAAGTGGCCATCGAGAATGTAGACGGACCATTGTTTGCTTATTTTAAGCCGCCTATTGCCAACACTGCAGATAGTAACAGCATGTGCGGTATGTCCATTTATGGCGATGCGGCGACGGTCGAGCTTATCAAGCAAGCGGATGAGCAGTGGGAGTGTCTGCGCTGGGAATATAAGTCGAGCGAGCGTAAGGTGTTGATGGACGGAACATCCAGCACGGCGGATATGTTCAACAAGCGCCTGTTTGAAATCGGCCCGTTCTCTCCGAATGGAGATTTTTTCCAGCACATCGAGCCGCAGATTAGGGATGATGCGATTTATCGCGGGTTTCAGAATATTCTTCGGCGTGTTGAATTTAATATTGGCCTTTCTTATGGAGATATTTCCGACCCGCAAACGATTGAAAAAACCGCGACTGAGATTCGAAGCAGCAAGCAGCGCAAGTATGTGCTGGTTAGCAGTATCCAGGCGGCGCTTGCACATACATTCGATTCCCTGATTTACGCAATGGACGTGTATGCTTCGTTGTACGGGTTGGCACCTGCTGGAGATTATGAGGCCACTTACGATTGGGGTGACAGCATCCTTGACGATCAGGAGACCAAAGACAAGGAATTTTCCCGAGATTTGCAACTCACAAGCGCCGGAGTGATGAACCCGTGGGAACTTCGAGCGAAATACTTTAACGAAGATGAAGATACTGCGAAAGCTGCGCTACCAACGGCGCAGGACATGGTAACTGAACAGCAACAGGAGGTAGAGTAATGGGCGGTAGAGGTGGAGCCGGTGGCGGCATTGGAGCCGGAGAACCTGGGCGTGGTCGCGGTATGAGCCTTGCACGGTTTTTGTCGCAACAGGACATTGACCGAGCAAATGCGGCGTCTGTCACTGATATGGGCGATATTATCAGGCGCACATTCGAGCGCAACGTTGCTGAAATCAATGGATTTGAGATGTCGGACGCTGAAAAGAAAGACGCGGTAAAGCAGATGGCAACTCTCGCAACAACGGCGCTCAAAACGGCGGCAGGAGCAGTTAATCCTTATGCAAGCGGGCCTGCGCGCCTGACAATGGCGCAGAAAACAGGACGCGCCGCAGACAGAGCCGCAAGAGCGCGCGGTGAAATGGATAGCTACATGCGGAAATTGCGTGACCAGTCCAGTAAAAACCGCAAAGCAGCAGAAAACAAGGCGTTTTCCAATGCCTTTGTAACAGCGCAAAAGTCCGGCGCGTTGGAAGTTACGGTAAACGGCAAGAAATACCGCAGGGCTAATAAGCGCAGCGGTACATGGAGACCTGTTTAATGGGCGGACGCGGCGCAAGCAGCGGCATGAGCGAAAAGGGAAAGCCTTACGGGAGCGAGTTTAGGACGCTTCTAAAAGCTGGGAACGTAAAGTTTGTAAAGCAAAATGCGGCATTGAACGCAAAAGACCCATTGGAAACTATGACCAAAGGGCGCATTTATGCAACGATAAACGATGATGGCAAAATCAATGCAATCAGCTATTACGGTGCAGATGGAAAGCGTGTAAAAACAATCAATCTTCTGCATAGCCATGAGCAATTCAAGGGAGTGCATACGCACATCGGGTATTATCACGATGAAGGCGGAACAAGAGCATTGACGGCAGACGAAAAAAAGCTGGTTGCATTCGTAAAAAAGGCTTGGTATAATAGGCATAGCAAGTAGTCGTATAGGGTGATTACACCGTGACTGCGGGAACTCCGGTTAGAATCCGGGCGCTTGCTATGCCGTAAGGTACAGAAATGTATCTTGCGGCATTTTTGTTTGCTGGGGGATTTATGATTAACTTTGAAAATCTGGACAAGTTCATATTCCCCGGCGTTGGCAAGTATGGAATTCCGCAGATCGAGCCGGTAAAGTCGTATCCGCATGGCGAGTTTATCCCCGTGAATTACCATTACACCGCGAAAGACACGAAAAGCAAGATCGTGCATTTCTTTGTGGACGATTATCAATTCATTCGATATTGGAACACACCTGACAAGTACATTCCGCAACTGTCGCAGTTTGCGGCGGTGTGCGCGCCGGACTTCTCCACCTACACAGATATGCCGCTTGCGATGCAGATATACAACCACTATCGCAAGCACTGGCTTGCGGCATACTGGCAAATGCACGGCATGATGGTCTATCCAACGATCTCATGGAGCGACGAGAACAGTTACGATTGGTGCTTTGATGGAGAACCTGTTGGCGGGATAGTTGCGGTTAGCTCGGTAGGCACACAGAGGAACAAGGAAAGCAAGCGGTTGTTCCTGCGCGGATACGAGGAAATGATGAAGCGGCTTTCGCCGGAATGGGTGATATTCTACGGAAAAGTGCCGGAAGAATTTGACTGGAATGTAATTCGAGTAAAGCCGCACTATGACGAAATTGTGAAACGGAGGAAAGCAAAATGGGCGGACGCGGAGGAAGCGGGAGCTTTGGATTTTCATCAATAAATGCTACCCGATCAAAAATCGCCAATCTGAAAAAAGAACAGCTTTTTGTTTTCTCTCCATCGGGCGATTTGCTCTACAAGGAGCAAGGAACAGCTCAACATACAGGATACGGAGATGCCGACTATAAAGGGAATATTGTTTTACACAACCACCCGGAGGGTGTTCTACCTGTCCCGTCCCTGAAAGATATTGAAACATGGCAAAAATCAGGAGCAAAAGCAATCATAATTGAAAGCCGGGATGCAACGTTTACATTATCAGGGCCACACAACAAGGGATTTTATGAAACGCTCGCATATAATCACAATGCCGTGCGCCGCGCCGTAAGAGAAGCAGCGAGTAAGGTATCGGCTGATTATAAGGCGGGAAAGTATAAAAGCGTGCAGGAAGCCAGAGAAGCAAGCAGAAGAGCACAAACGGAAGCGACAAATAACGCATACGCCAAGTTTGCAAAGGCCGCTGGCGTTAAATATTCCTTTAAGTGGAAGAAGAAAAAGACGTGAAAAAGTATCCTTTTACTCCTGAACTACTGGATGCGCTGCCGGAAGAACTGGCAGAACTGTTCCGCGCGCTTGAAATAACGCTGCTGGAAGAAATCTGCTCCCGGCTTAAAGCTGCGGATGAGCTGAACGAGGTAACGGTGCAGGACATCCGTTCGCTGCGTTCCCACGGCATCGACCTGAAAGAAATCGAGAAAGCAATCCGCGGAACTTCCGGCATCAGCAAAACAAAGCTGGACAAGCTGCTGGGTGATGTGGTCGCGAGGAACCAAAAGTATTACACCGAGTTGATTGACCTTGCGCATATCACGCAGCCTGAAACGCTGGTTGACGCTGCGGAAGTTGCGGCGATCAGGGCGCAGACGCTTGATACATTCCGCAATCTGACCGCTTCTATGGGCTTCCTGTTGGACGCTGGGCGCACGATGCTGCCGCCTGCCAAAGCGTACCAATGGGCGCTGGATAATGCGGCGATGCAGGTGCAGAGCGGCGCGATCAACTACAATCAGGCCATCAAGACGGCGGTAAAGCAGCTTGCAGACAGCGGATTGAAGGTTGTTGACTACGAGAGCGGCCATCGAGATCAGATCGATGAGGCAGCGCGCAGAGCAGTGATGACAGGAGTTTCCCAAATCTGCGCGAGGTATACGGAGCAATCGGCAGAATATCTTGAGACACCATATTTTGAGGTTTCCGCCCATGCCGGGGCGCGTGATAAGCCGGGGCCGTCCCCGTGGTCAAACCATAAGGATTGGCAAGGTAAGGTGTACAGCGTCCAAACCGGCGATATTTATCCGAGCATTTATGAGGTTTGTGGCCTTGGCGCTGTTGATGGCCTGGAAGGTGCCAACTGTCGGCACAGGCGTAATGTTTGGGTCGAGGGTGTGTCCGAACGCACCTACACCGACGAACAGCTTGAACATATCGACGATGGGCTTGGCTGTACCTTTGACGGGAAGACTTATACCGCATACGAGGCAACGCAGATGCAGCGCCGTGTGGAGCGCCAGATCATCAAGCAGAAACGGCTTGTAACGGCGTATAAAGCAAGTGAGCAGACGGACGAGTATCGCGCCGCAAAAATAAAGCTGACGCGGCTAAACTCTAAATATAATGCTTTCAGCGAAGCGGCCAAATTGCCGCTGCAATGGGAAAGGACGAAAGTGCTATATGATCGATGAAAAACTCAAATTTGCCATTGAACGGGCGCTTGAATCTGGGGCGCGCGTGCAGCTAAAGCAAATGAAAGACGGAAGCATAAAAGCGCAAATTATCGAAGCAAAAGAGCTAAAAAAGTAATATTCTTCTTCCCTTTCGCACGGTGATGTGGTAAAATAATCACAAATAAATAAGCACCCATAGTGCAATCGAGCACGTGGAAGTGGCACGAAGAGCCAACTGACTATGTTTGTAGTCGGTTGGCTCTTTTTTATTTTTCGACAAGGAGCGTTGGCTTGGTATGGCAGACGAAGGTGGAGTTTGGCGCACGATTGGCGGTCGCCGCGTGTTTATTAAAGACGGACAAAGTCTGACGGATGCAATGCGCGAGAGCGGGAAATTTTGAGATCTCAAAAAGAAATCAACGGCGGCCTCCAAAAAGCAGACCGTCGATACCGAAGCAAGTGCCGAATACGGGGTCGAACACAGAGTTTGGGGGAAGGCGACCGGAACAAGCTACGAGGCATTAAAAGATGACCAGTACAAACTTACTGGCGAAAAAACCGGTGAAACGCTTCAAATCCCAAAAAATGAAAGTGGAGAATTTGAAGTGTACAAAGCGCCTAAAGTATCTGGATTTCTAAATGGGAAATATGTCGGCGACGAAAATGTAAACGCAATTTTATCTGATGGCCGAATTGTCTTAAGAGACCACGATTTTAATAATGATACATATTACAAGATAAGCGGCATTATTGAAGCGGAGACACTTAGACTTGCTGGCTATCAAAAGGACGGGCAGTTTTACCGAGGAACCGATAACCCTAAAGAGATTGAATATCTCAAGAATGGGACTATGCGCGTGTCCACCAACCACATGACGGGGGAAAAAGAAGATGGCGTATCCGTTTGGGAAAGCCCTAAGTACCCGTTCAAGTATCAATATCGAGTAACCGGTAAGGTTTCCGGAGTGGGTAGCGATGGAGAGCCGCTGCTTGATCCCGCGTCCATTAAACTTGTTAGCGCAAAGTCCTATTCTGTTAAAGACTACAATGCTGCGATGGAAAAGGGGAAGCCCTTGTTTTGTAAGGCGTACGGATGGACAGAAGAACAATACGACGCGGCAAAAAAGGGAAGCATTAAAAACAGAAAGCGACTGTAATTAAATATATCCGTTTGCCAATCGAGGCAAAAGAAGTGGCAATTTGAGCCAAACATTACGCGAAAGCGTGTTGTTTGGCTCTTTTTTGTAATACGCAGCGGGGAATGACGCTGTGGAAATAAAAGGAGAATAAAAATGGCAGACGAAATCATGACTTTTGATGAAATACTGGCTGACCCCATCTATAAGGCGGAGTTTGACAGGCGAATCACAAAGGCGCTTTCAACTGTCCAAGCCAAACTGGACGCGGAAGTAGAAAAAAACAAGAAGTACGAGGAAAAAGGAACCGGCGAAACGGTGGAGACCCTCAAGAAGCAGCTTTCAGAATTGCAGGAAAAGTACGACAAGGATACTGGCAACTATAAAGCGCAGATTTCCGACCGGGATTATGCCGATGCAATGAAAAAAGCTGTTGCAGATAAGGGCATCAAGTTTTCCTCAAAAGCTGCGGAAAAGGCCTATTTTGCCGACCTCAAAGAAAAGCACCTCGAGCTTAAAGACGGTGTGCTTGATGGCTTTGATGAATGGCATAAGGCGCAGACTGAAGCTGATCCGTCCGCGTTTCAGGCCAGCAAGCCCACGCCGAGCTTTGCAAAGCCCGTCGGTACCGGCGGCGCGCCTGCAAGCGAAGGCAAAGGCGCAATGTTTGCAAAACAGTTTAATGCGCAGTATGCGCAGACTACAACGAAGGAGTGAATTTAACGTATGTCTTTTGTGACTAACATTTCCGGCGCAGCGCGTCCGAACTTCCTTGAAAGCGAAGTCGGCCTTGTGCTGAAGACCCATGAGATCCCTGCGACGCTTGGCGTGCAGGATGGCATCTATAAGACGGTTGCCCCCGGCACTGTTTTTCCGTCCAATGACGGTAAGGCAGAGGGCATCATTTTTGAAGCGGTCGACGTGACCAATGGCAATATGCCCGGTTCTGTCCTCGTGGCTGGGCGCGTTCTTGCTGATGGCCTGAATATTGCTTCGGCAGCAAAGACCGCGCTTACCGGGAAGGGCATTATCTTTGTTGACGCTCCCGCCGTTACTCGCGGTTATACCGTAACTTACGACAAGAACGACGGCACCGGCGATGTCCCTGTGGATTCCAACAGCTATTTTGATGGCTCTGTTGCAAAGGTGTCCACCAGCTATCCGCTGACCAAGAGCAACAACACCCAGACCGGTTGGAGCACCAGCAAGGGCGGCGCGGCGGTCTCTGAGGTCGAAATGACCGGTGACGTGACCCTGTATCCCGTCTGGACTGCAAACGGCTAAGTAAGGAGGTAAAAATCTATGGCTGATATTCTGAATCTTATTTCTGACGCTGAGCGTCTGGAATTTTCGCAGAACCTTTCTGTTGCGCGTCCTGCCTACATCGGCGACCGCATTTTCCCCGACCAGAAGACCGAGAACATCAAGGCTGAGTATCTCCGCCTTGCTGCGGGCGCGACCATCCCTGTGATGGCAACTGTCCACGCTTTCGATACTGAGGCTGAGATTGGCTCTCGCCCTGTGTTCGACAAGACCGAAGTTGAAAAGCTGCTCATCAAGCGCAAGATCAACCAGACCGAGCGCGTCCGCCTGCTGACCGAAAACGGCGTGTACGCCGATGACGCCGTTGTGCGCTATGTCTTTGACGATATGCGTCTGATGGCCGATGCGGTCAAGGTTCGCACCGAGGTCGCCAAGATGGAAGTCCTCGCCACCGGCAAGATGACCATCAAGGAAAACAACCTTAACATGACGGTCGACTACGGCGTTCCCGCCAGCAATATCGGCTACAAGCTCGATCTGAGCGCTGATGCGGATATCATCGGTCAGATTCGCGCGATCGTCGATGATGCAGCGGACAGCGGCAACACTCTTACCGAGGGTGTGCTTTCCAACAAGATTCTGCGCAAGCTGTCGTCCAACAAGGGCATCCAGACGATGATCTTCGGCAGCATTGGCGTCGGTACGTATGTTCCGACCGACCGCCTCAGTGCGCTGTTTATGTCCATGTTCGGCTTTGGCGCCATTACCACGAACGACCTGCGCTATAAGACGCAGACTTCGAGCGGTAAGGAGACCACCAAGCGCTTCTTCCCCGATGACAAGATCGCGTTCCTCTCCAACGGCACTTCCGCTTCTTTCGGCGCAGGCCTGTGGGGCGTTACTCCCGAAGAGGCTGATTACGGCCAGTACAACGAAAAGAGCGCCAACCAGTACATTACCGTTACCCAGTGGGCTACGCATGACCCCGTTGCGGTTTGGACGAAGGCAAGCGGCCTGTTCATCCCGGTTGTTCCCAACCCGAACGGCCTGTTTATCGCGTCTGACACGAGCAAGTAAGCTGTTACCTCCTCCCCTGCCTGAACGGTTTGCCGTGACGGTGGGGGAGGGGCCAGAAAAGGAGGCTGCGCATGGCGTACGCTGATTATATCTATTATGCAACGGTTTACATGGGTGGGTCTCTGACCGAAGATATCTTTCCGGCTCTTGCAGTAAAAGCATCCGCTTATGTAGATTACGTTACGATGGGCCGAGCCAAGAATGCGTTTGGCGATGCGGCGGATGCGGTCAAAAACGCTGTGTGTGCTTTGGCTGAGATCATTCAAGACAGCAACAAACTCAATGCGGTCTCGACGGACACTGAGCGCGCCGTATCGAGCGAAACGGTAGGCGCGTGGACGCGCAGCTTTGACAGTAAAAATGTGTCTGCGACGGATGTGCAGCTTATCGAGAGTAGAAAGCGCGAAGCGGTCATGATGTATCTTGCACCGTATGGACTTCTAAAAGCGAGGGGGTATGGGCCATGTCCATGTTCCCCCACACTGTAACGATTTACAACGTCGTGCAAGAGACTGACCCGGCGACGCTTGATGAGGTCGAGAAGGTTTATACCACAATCCTGCGTGGCGTGATGCTGCAAGCCAGCAAAGCGGTCAACGTGCGCGAAAGCGGACTTGAGAGCGCCGATGCGGTAAATCTGTATATTCCGTTCGCCGTGGAAGCGGTGGACGGGGTAACAGGTAAGACGAAAACCTATATCGGGCCGCAATCGTTTTTTAAGGCGGCGGATAAGTCTGGATTGTGGACGCTCTCATACAAGGGAAACGGTGGCATGACGTGCTTTGTGAAGGGCGAATTCGTTTCGGACGACATGACCGTCGTACTGAGCCATGACGATTGCTACAACGTGACCAAGGTTGATGCGATGAACTACGGCAGCCCCGATATGCAGCACTGGGAAGTCGGAGGTGCGTAATGGGCATCAAGTTTTCCGTGCATACCGATGGAATGGACGTTGTAAGGGCTGCCATTGCAAAGGCTTGTACGCGCGCTGAGCACGTTTTAGCCGAGCAGATGGAGAAAGACACTCAGCCCTTTGTGCCGATGCTCACAGGCTCGTTAACGCAGCGTACGAGGGTAGTTGGCAACGACATCATCTACCCCGGCCCTTATGCGAGGTTCCTGTATTACGGGAAAGTCATGGTTGACCCAAATACCGGCAGCACATATGCGCCGAAAGGCGGTACAAAGGTCGTGACTGACCGCAATTTAGTGTTCAACCACACGGCGCATCCACAGGCACAAGACCATTGGTGTGAAGCATCAAAAGCGCAGAACCTTGATAAGTGGTTGCGTGTAGCAGAAAAGGCGGTGAAGAAGTACGGAACAGATTAAAAAGACTGTCTCGGCGGCGGAAGAAGATCAAGTCTCTCGAAAGTTGCTTGCGTGGTTAAACACATTCCCTGACAAGCCGGTTGATTTGATTCGGTTCGAATTTCTTCCCGCCGATACTGCGGCGATGGCGCTGTCCACAATTCAGGCGGCGTACATCGTACAAAAATACATCCTCGGTGGATATCAGGCGGAATACCAATTCAAGGTCATCTATCGAATGAAGCCGGGGAACAGTAACGACAAACGGCTCAAAGCTGACGAGCTGCTTAACGCCTTGGGCGATTGGGCGGCAAGCGAGACACCGCCTGACATTGGCGACGGTCGACGCGTCATCCGTATTGAGCCTACAACGCGATCCTCGCTTTTTGCCGTGTATGAAAACGGTGACGAGGATCACCAAATCCTTATGAAAATGAACTACGAGGTGATTAAAAATGGCTGATATGACCTTTAACACCACGGCGGGGCAGACCGTAGACCGCGAACTTCTGATCGCGTACCTCAACACGGGCGAAGCCGGAACCCCCACGTGGTCTCCCCTCGGTACGCGCGTCACAGATTCCAGCATGGAATACGACTGGCAGGAGGATTCCTCGAAGGATATTCTCGGCACAACGCGCACCACTATGAAGAAACCCATCATCACGCAGACCTTTGACCCGTCTGATCTGGACGCTGGGGATCCTGCCATCGTCAAAGTTTGGAATCTCGCGGTCAAGGAGCAGAACGCGGCGGCACTGGCGAATCAGGATGTGCTGATTGTCCACGCTTATGCAGGCACGGCAAAGACCGCAGTATTTGCGGAGCGCTATTCGTCCTGCATGGTCAAGCCCTCTTCCCTCGGCGGCGAGGGCGGCGGCTTTATCGGTATGCCTATCGACGTGACGCTTGGCGGCACGCGCACGGTCGGCACTGCCGCTATCTCCGGCAATACGGTTACTTTTACCGAGGGTGAATAAGGAGGAACATCATGCAGGAACTTAATTTTGGCGACGGCCTTGTAACTTACACCGTAAATGGAAAGTGCGAGGTGTCGTTTAACCCTACCGACAGCAACTTTGTCGAAAGGCTCTACCTTGCCTTTGAAGACCTCGACAAAAAGCAGGAAGGGTACAAAACGCAGATTGAAAAGATGGGAGACAAAAAGCTCATCTTTGAATTTGCTCGTGAGCGCGACAAAGAGATGCGCGAGATCATTGACTCCGTTTTCGGGGCGCATATTGCAGATAATCTTTTTGGCGGAATGAACGTTTATGCGCTGGCAGAGGGAGTTCCTGTGTGGTGTAACTTCATGCTTGCTGTAATGGACGAAATCGACAATACGTTCTCCCGTGAACAGAAATTCACGAATCCGAGGATTAAAAAGTATCTCGATAAAGTCCAAAAGCATTAAACGGAGGGCGGTATGAGCTACGGACTTCCTAAAAGCGTAGAGATCAACGACCAGAACTTTTCTATTCGATATGACTTTCGAGTTATTTTGACGATTTTTGAAGTTTTGGACGATGAAGAACTCAGCGACGAAGAACGAGCTTATACCGCCCTTCGTCTCTTCTTTGTTGACTTTGATTCAATTCCCGACTACGACGAAGCGATCAAACAGCTGTTTTGGTTTATCAACGGTGGGCAATACCCTGATGATAAAAAGAAAGAGCCGGAGATCATTGATTGGGCGAAAGATTTTCAGTTTATCGTTTCCCCTGTCAACCGAGTGCTTGGGAAAGAGATTCGCGAAAGCGAATACGATCCAGATACCAACACTGGCGGTACGCACTGGTTTACTTTCTTGTCTGCTTATATGGAAATTGGCGATTGCTTCTTTGCGCAAGTCATCCGCATTCGAGAACTAAAGGCGAAAGGAAAACCCTTAGACAAGTCAGACCGAGAATTTTACCGACGCAATAAAGATGTGGTCGATATCCCGAAAAAGGTCTCGAAAGAAGAAGCGGATACGCTTAGTGCATGGTTGGGGAAAAAAGAACCGGCTCACGAATGAGCCGGTTGAAATTAAAGAGAGACTTGTTTGTTTTCATTTTTCTTTAAGTACGCATAAATTTTGCTGATTTTCTTCCCGTTCTGAGGTGCAGAGGTCACGTCAAATACAATGTATTTAACTTCTGGATCAGCCTGATATGCAAAGATAAGGTACTGACGGACAATTTTCGTTTTCTTCTTCTGTGCTGACCCTCCAAGCGCCGCGCCGATTGGGCCAAGTAAAATACCGCCCGCGATTGCGCCGCCGACGCTTGAAACGTATTGGGTCTGGATATCCTGCGGTGTCATAACAGACACATCGATTAGCTTTTCTGGCGAAAGCGTAAATGTTTGTCCGCTCGCTGAAAATGAAATAGATTCTGGGGAGCACATGGCGGAGCAGATAGACCCTGCTGCAAGGTCAAGCCCGCCGACAAGTTGTAGCTTGCACTTTACTGTTTGGATTTTAATCTTTTCGTCATAAGTCTGCGGTACGGCTTTATTAACGGCCAGAATCCCTAATGGGATAGGTATTGTTAGAAGGGCAACGCCAACCCATACTGGCATAGTTTCTTGGCCTTCTGGCGTTGTAGCAACTCCTACAATTAGGATCAAAAGAAACGATGCAAAGAAGACAACAAGGAATAACAAGGTTCTTTTCAATGCTTTCATTCTATTTCCCTCCCATTAAATACGGTTCTTTTACCATATCACAGCAAAAAACTAAAAGCAAGGTGGTGATTTTATGGCAGCGGACGGTTCGGTAGTTTTCAGCGTGGATCTGGACGACAAAGATGCTCAAAAAGAACTGAATAAACTGGTTAAAAAAATCGACACGCTTAACGATAAAATTTACCAGAAACAGCAAGACAAAATGCCGCTGGCAAAGCAGTCGGCAGAAATCGCGGCAAATCTCGATGCGGCAAAAGCGACGCTTGATTCAATGCACAGCGGCAAAGAGTTTTTTACGGCGGATTCCATCAAGGCACAGGAAAGCACTGTGAAATCTTTGCAAAAAGAGTATGACGCCGTTACAGCTAAAGTTGAGAAGATGGACGCTTCAATTCAGTCCGATACGGCAAATCTCGATAAGATGAAGACAAAAGCGGGGGAGCTTTCCGAAAAAATCTCCAGCACAAAAAACGGTGTTTTCGGGATGGGTGAGGCGACTAAAAAAGCCGACGAATACATGTCCCGCTTCGTTAACCGAGTAAAGAAGCTCGCTCTCAGGGCGTTTGTGTTTACTCTTATTACAAGGGCATTATCCGTTGTTCGTGATTATGTCTGGAAAGTCATCCAAGTAAATGACGAAGCCGCAAAAGCTATTGGACGCTTAAAGGGCGCGTTGCTCACTTTGGCACAACCGCTATTAAGTGTAATTGTTCCCGCCTTTACAGCGCTTGTGAACATCCTTACAAAGGTTATCAGCGTTATTGCAAACATTGTATCGATGCTTTTTGGAACAACGGCAAAAAAATCAGAAGCGGCGGCAAAAGGACTTTATAAAGAAGCAGATGCTATCGGTAGCGTCGGTTCGGCGGCAAAAGAAGCAAAAGGGAATCTTGCTAGTTTTGACGAGATCAACACGATTTCCACATCAAGCAGTGGAGGCGGCGCTGCGGCTGCGCTTGCAGATCGGCTTTCTCCCGTGTTTGAACAGTTTACGACCGACGAGTACAAAGCAAAGATCGACGAGCTTACGGCATACCTTAGCGGCGCGCTTTTAGCTCTTGGCGCAATTCTGTGTTTTTCCGGCGCAAATATCCCCCTCGGAATCGCACTTATGGCGGCGGGCGCGATTGGGCTTGTTACACTTATTAAAGAAAACTGGAACGCAATGTCTGACCGCCTTAGAGCTGCACTGACAAATGTGCTTTCGGTGCTGGGCCTTTTTGCCCTCGCCATTGGTGCAATTTTGTGTTTATCTGGCGCAAACATCCCCCTCGGCATTGGGCTTATGCTGGCAGGCGCGGCTATGCTGGGAACGGCAGTCGCCTTGAACTGGAATGCAGTAAACGACAAAACAAAAAATACATTGTCGGCCTTAATGATGGCGCTCGGAATGACCTTGCTTGCCATCGGCGCAGTGCTTTGCTTTTCGGGAGCAAACTTACCTCTCGGTATTGGGTTAATGATTGCGGGTGCAGCATCTATTGCGGCGTCGGTCGCCATGAACTGGAACACAGCCCCCGAAAAGACAAAAGCCGCAATCAAATCTCTTATGGGTTCGATTGGCGTCTCGCTTATCGCTATCGGTGCGGTTCTGTGTTTCTCCGGCGCAAATCTTCCACTTGGCATTGGGATGATGATTGCTGGCGGCGCGGCTATTGCCGCTGCATCTGATCTGGATTGGAGTGCACTTCTTACCAAGCTTAAAGAAATGTGGCAGAACATTAAACAGTGGTGGAATACCAGCGTTTCGAAGTTTTTTACTGCTGATTACTGGAAAGCGTTAGGTCGAAGGATTATTGACGGCCTTTTGTCCGGCTTAAAAGCCGCATGGGAGGCTGTAAAAACGTGGGTGGCTAATGCCGTTAGCTGGTTCGGAAAAAAATTTGTTGAAGCGCAGAATTCTATTGCAAAATCGAATTCTGGCCGAAGCGGAGGATTTGGGACCAGAAGTGGCGGCTTTGGAAGTCCTTCTCGCGCTCCTTCGATTAGCCGTGTCTCCGCTCCTGCATTGGCTCGCGGTGCAGTCATCCCTCCTAACAAGGAATTTCTTGCTGTACTGGGTGACCAGAAGAGCGGAACGAACATCGAAACGCCGCTTGCAACGATGGTTGACGCATTTAAGCAGGCTATGGCAGAATCGGGCGGCGGTGCAACTACGGTCGTTATCCAGCTTGACGGTAAGGAAATCGCACGCAGCACCGTGAAGAACATTAACAACATGACACGCGCGGCGGGTAAGCCCGTGCTGCTGTACTAAGGAGGAATAACATGGAAGTCCTTATTATCAACGGCACGGACTACTCCGATGCTATCGCTACAAAGGGCTACGGGTGGAGCCGCAACGACCTTGACAGTGACAACACAACCCGCACAAAAGACGGGAAAATGCGCCGCGACAAGATTACCACCAAGCGGAAACTGAGCTATACAACGCGCTCTATGCCTCGCGATAAGCTGGCAAAGCTCGATGATGATCTCAATAAGACAACGTGCACGGTCAAGTATCTTGACTTGCACGGAGTTCGAACCAGCACGTTTTACTGCTCGTCGATGGAATGCACGCTTGAAGAAGCGACGGACGACAATGAGGTGTGGGGCGGCGCGACGTTTAACTTGATTGAGGTGTAAATATGGGGCAGACAACAAGTGCGCTGTGGCGCGAGCTGCTCCACGCCCCCGGCACAGAACGAGAGTATAAATTTGACGTTGCTGGCACGGAATATGGCAAAGACGCGGAGGTTTCCCATTCTGTCGAATCGCAGTTGTTTGAAGAATTCGGCATCGGAAACGCCTGCTGCGCAACATTAAAATTGGCACTCTATGCGGACAACGTACCGCGCGCCGCGACGATCAAGCGTTATCTCAGGCTTGTTAATGGCAGTCAGGCGACAGACTGGATACCAAAAGGCGTGTTTTTTACCAACCGCCGTTCCTGCGATGGATATTATTGGGAACTTGAAGCATACGACGCTATGAGAAAGGCTGACGTTGTGTGGGAGCCAGACCAGTCGCTTAACTTTCCGATGACTATGCCTGACGCTGTAAACATCTTTTGCCAGTTGATGGGCGTGGAACTGGACAGCCGCACAGTGCTCAACAGCTCGTATACCATCGACTATCCCGCAAATGATTACACCATCCGCAACGAGCTATGCTTTATCGCTGCGGCGCACGGTGGGAACTGGATTATTACCGATGCAGGGAAACTATTGCTTATTCCGTTGTTGTCTATGCCTACCGAGACAAACTATCTCATTACAGATGCGGGCAGCGCTATTACGTTTGGAGGGGTGAGGATTCTTGTCTGATAAATATTACGTCGGCGGCGACATTACAAGCTTTTCCGACAATGGCAAGTATAAGCCTATTTCCCGTGTGACGTTGCTTGTGGACGACGAAAATAGCCTGACGGCGGGCGACGATACCGGAATGGAGGTCATTGCAAGTTGCCCTCACGCCACGCAGCCAATGGTAAATGCTTTACTGCAAACCATGAAAGGCTACCAGTATCAGGCGTACGAAGCAGGCGCAGCAAACATCGATCCAGCGGCAGAGCTGGGCGACGGCGTGACGGTTGGTGGCATTTATTCGCCGCTGTCTAAACTCTCTGATGATGGCCGCGGATATGCGGGCATTTCTTCCCCCGGAGAAGCGGAGATGGAAGACGAATATCCGGCTGAGGGGTACATCACACAGGAATTCAACCGTAAGATTGCCGAGACACGAACAATGATCACCAAGACCAGCGAGGAGATCATGCTCAAGGTCGAGGGCATCGACGGCAAGTACACTGAGGTCAAAACCACGCTGGACGGCCTGACGGTGACGGACGCGAGCGGCACGACCAAGATCAACGGCAGCAGCATCAAGACGGATAATCTGTACGTCGATGCGGCGAATATCAAGGGTACGCTGACAGCCGACCAAATCCAGACCGGCAGCATCCGCGTCGGCGATCTCAAGGACGGCTCGAATTATGCTACGAAGACCTACGTCGACAACAACGCGGGCCTGAACGCAAACGAGGTCAATAGTGCGATCGCAACGTACATCGACGGGACCTCTATCACAGCGCAAAAGTTACGAGGCCAGACGGTGGAACTCCTGGCAAACAGCAATACCAAAGTGGGCGAAATTTCGCTTGTGGAGACGAACGTTGACTACGGTGTCGGCATCAAAACCCTCTATGGCGGTATCAAGCTGGAATCGGCGACCAATGTATACCTAAAAGCCAGCGGCGCCTACGGTGGATTTATCACGCTGTCCAACAACATTGTGTCGCTCGGCGGCGGCGAGCTGTATATCGGTAGCCAGATGTACGGAAATATCTTACCGGCCGGTAACTGGGGGAAACTGTTTTTCCTTCGTCAGTGAGGTGACGCATGGCAAGTTTTAGTGTTAGCGTTACGGCGACGGGGTCAACGACAGCTGTCCTCAACGGCATGTTTTACGGAGACAGCTACCATAATCGAGCGCGTGCGATCTACGTGACCGGCATTCTGGGCTACGGGTATTACTTGACCTCGAACGAGGATTCCGGCGCGAACAACACGTTTACGGATTCGTTCGACGGACTTACCCCCGGCAAAACCTACGATTGGGAGGCAGTGCTCTGCTATTGGGACACCAACCTCAATCAATGGGTGGAGACCAGCTATTCCGACAGCGGATCGTTTACCACAGAGGGCGGCACTACGGGCGGCGCGGTGTACATCTACACGGATATGTGGCGAGCGTATACGCCGTACATCTACACGGACATGTGGAGACCCTACAACGCAGAAATCTACACCGACTCTTGGTGGGAGTCGGGATAAGGAGGAACTATGAAAAAGCAGGCAATGCAGATCCTTGACAGCGCATTTAATACGCTGTCTTTGGTGATGATCTCCGCGAACGACGCGGAGAAGATGGCAAAGGTCAAGGGAGAGCTGCGGCAGGCATATGCGATCCTCGAGCGGCTCGACCAGCAGGCGGCGCACGTACCCGCAGAGCCGCCCGCGAAAGCTGCCGAGACGGAAAGCGAGGTAACAGATGGCTGATAAAGCAATTTCCGACCTCACTCAAGCAACACAAATCACCAACGAAGATCTTTTTGTTTTGCAGCAGGGCGGCACAGCGAAAAAGCTCAAAGGCGCAACGCTGCTGGACTTCGTCACGCTGAGCGTTGTATCGGTCACGGTGACAACACTGCCCGCAGGAAGTTTGGCAACGGCGACCTACGATAAGTCGACTGGTACGCTGGCGCTTGGCATCCCGCAGGGCAGCAAGGGCGACACCGGTGCGACAGGTGCGACGGGTGCGACCGGTCCGCAGGGTAAACAAGGCATACAAGGTGAGACCGGTGCAACAGGCGCGACCGGCCCCCAAGGCCCCGCAGGCCCCGCAAACGTGCTGACCATCGGCTCGGTCACGTCCGGCAAGGTGGCGAGCGCGACCATTACCGGAGAAGCCCCAAATCAGGTGCTCAACCTTGTGCTCGAAAAGGGTGACAAGGGTGAAACCGGCGAAAAAGGTGCAACAGGCGACACCGGCCCACAGGGTGAACAGGGCATCCAAGGTCCGCAGGGCAGCCCCGGCACGGATGCTCCCACAATTACCGGTATTACCATCCGGCAGAGCGACTATCACCTTATCGTGACGCTGTCGAACGGCACGAGCTATGACGCAGGCTATTGCCGTGGCGCTTCTGGTGCTGGTACGGGTGACATGCTGGCCTCAGTGTATGACCCTCAAAACAAGCACCAGGACATCTTTTCATACATTGACAACGCTATCAAGGACGTCAAGGTAACTACCGACGCAACGCCTACGCAGGGCAGCGCGAACCCCGTACAGTCCGGCGGCGTGTACTCGGCGCTCGTCAATAAGCTGGACAAGACCGGCGACGGCAGTAATGTCACGGCGGCTTTCACGGCAGCGAGAACCCGCGCAAATATTGCGACGGGTGAAAAGCTCTCCGTGCTGTTCGGCAAAATCGCGAAGTGGTTCGCCGACCTCGGCACTCTGGCTTTTAAGTCCACGGTGGCAAAATCCGACCTTGCAAGCGACGTGCAGGCGAGTTTGGGCAAGGCTGACAGTGCCTTGCAGAGTGCGCCGGTTACAAGCGTCAACAGTAAGACAGGCGCGGTGAGCCTTGCAAAGGGAGATGTAGACCTCGGCAATGTGGACAACGTCAAGCAGTACAGTAAGAACAATCCGCCACCGTATCCTGTCACGTCGGTCAATGGTAAGACGGGCGCGGTCACGGTCAGTGTTCCAACAGTTCCATCCACGACCAACATTCTCAAGGGCAACGGCTCAGGCGGGCTGGTGGCGGCGACGCGCGGCAGCGACTATATCGCATCCGGCAACATTGTCAAGCAGACACTCGTGAGCACGGAGACCACGCCCACCGAGGACTACGCGATCAACTGGGTGTACGGCTAAGGAGGCGGAAATGGCTACATTTACTGTAGAGATAACGCCGGATTCTAGCAACGGGACTATCGCCCACGCAGTCGGAAAGTTTTCCGGAGGGTCAAGCAGCTATAAAGGTCAGCGGCGCATGGACGTTGCCGTCAGCGGCGTCGGGACATTTTCTGCGTTATCGCCGGAGACAAGCGGAGGCGAAAACACTTTTTCTCTCGACATCACGGGGCTGACGCCGGGGACAACGTACAACTGGAGCGCGTCACTCTACTACAAAAATACGTCCGGGGGTTGGGTGACAGCAGGATCGCAGTACGATAAATCCGGAAGCTTTACGACGAAAAGTAAAACCCCTACATTACCAAAAACGCTCGTCAACGGCACTGCTTACGACGTTAAGGGCGGGAAGTGCCTCGTCAACGGCACGGTGTACAACATCAAGAAAGGCAGGACGCTCATCAACGGGACGGGGTATGTCATCAACTTTGAGCCAGATGTGAGCTTGACGTGGTACTTCAACGAAACCATTGATATAACGTCGCAGCCAGACAAATTCTGGGGGTATAGTAGCGGGATTGCTGTCAGCTTTGTGTCTGGCTATTATGGCTTTACCTACGACCATCTTATCCGAGACTACGACGACACTTACGGTGTAAGAACTTTAATCTACTATAGAAAGTTTAACGAGACCAGGGAACTCGCCTACCGAAACGGCTGGCGGGGGGAGGTATACCGCACCATCACTTTTGATGAATTACCCACCGGTGATCTCTTGACGTGGCTGCAAGCCAACGCCACGCCGCAATAAGAAAGGAGCAGCACATGAGTATCTACGTAAAAGTCAACAACACGGAATATCCCGCTACGGTCAACGGCAACCTTGTTGACCGCAACTGGAACGGCCGTGATACCAAAACCATCTATCTGACCATGTCCTACGACGCCGTAGTGGCACTGTTGCCCGACAATACCCCGTGGAGCATTGTGCAGCGCGAGACGCAGGACGTGCTGGACGAGCAGGGCCAGCCCACGGGCGAGACCAAAGAGGTCGTCAACGAGTACGACAACAGCGAGTACAGCCTTGCTGGCGACATCACCGACCACCGCGACGGCACCGTCAGCATTAAGATGGGCAAGCCCACGGAATCCGAGCTTTCGGCGGCGACCGTAACGGCGCTGGTCGGTCAGAGCATCACGCCGCAGCGCGCGGCAAGGCTGCGACCGATGATCGAACAGGCCAGCGCGTCGCTCTCTGACGGCGAGGCGGCGAAGTCGCCCGAGCTGTTCCCGCGCTGGGCGGATCACATCGGCGAGACCGTCAAGCCCGGCGACCGCCGCAGTGATACGGACGAAAGCGGCGTGCTGCACGTCTACCGCGTCAACAAAGGTCAGGGCCACACCACGCAAGAGAACTGGCCGCCGCATTCCACCCCTGCCATGTGGACGATCATCAACGTCGACCACGCGGGTACTCAAGATGACCCGATTCCGGCCGCTCGCGGCATGGAGTACGAGTATGGTCTTTATTACAAAGACCCCGAAGACACTAAGCTATACCTGTGCGAGCGTACCGGCGAGGCCGCGGGCGGGAAGATCGTCTTGCAGTATCTGCCACACGAGTTGGTAGGGAACTATTTCACGGCGGTCTAAGACCGCAGAAAGGGAGCGGGATATGGATAATGCAAAGCACTACGATGACGCAGAGATCGCTCTGATCGAAAGCCGATGCAAGAGCAATACGCACCGCATCAACGAGCTGCAAGAGCACCAAACGGCGCTTGACAGGCTGGCAACATCGGTCGAGGTGTTGGCGACCAAGCAGGAGACCGTTGAGGGAGACGTCAAGGAGATCAAAGAGGACGTAAAGGCCATCACGGGCAAGGCAGGGAAACGCTGGGACGGGCTGGTCGACAAGGTTCTCGCGGCGCTGGCGGGCGCGTTTATCGCGTGGCTGCTGGCAGGAGTCGCATTATGAAGAAGCTGAGAAAGCGGGACAAGTACGTCATCGCGGCAGTGCTCAACCTCTGTTGGTACTGCATTGCGGTGCTCGTATTGACCGCGCATGACAAGGTAGTGCCGGACAGTCTGACCGTCGCGTGGTTCGCCGCGTGGACGGCGGAACTCGGCCTGCTGGCTGGAATCAAAATCAAGGGAAAGGACGAATAACATGAACGAAAAAATCATCAAGCGTATCGCAAACCTTATGAGCGTCAAGAGCATCGTAACGCTGGCGCTGACGGGCGTTTTCGCTTACATGGCGGTGACGGGCAACATCTCGCAGGATTTCATGACGATCTATGCGGTCATCATCGCGTTTTATTTTGGCACGCAGTCGCAGAAGGCGCAGGACGTGATCGACGGCAAGGGTGACGAAAATGTATCACAGTAGGGACATTGCCGACCTGCGGGCGGACGTGCGCGCGAACTGCGTTATCTTCCTCGACCTCTGCAAAGAGGCTGGCTTGCCCGTTCTGGTGACGGAGACAGTCAGGGATGACGAGTACCAGCGCTATCTTGCCGCGAACGGCTACGCGGCAAAGACCGCGACGCGCCCGACGTTCCACGGCGTCAAGGCGGGGCTGGCGTTCGATATCTGCAAAAACGTCAAGGGGCATGAGTACGACGATCCGTCGTTTTTCGCCCGCTGCGGGCAGATCGGCAAGCAGGTCGGCTTTTCGTGGGGCGGGGACTGGAAGAAATTCCCGGACAAGCCGCATTTTCAATGGGACGGGCATATGCGATACACAGGGAGCATGATTTTGGCGGGCAAGTATCCGCCGGAAATGGAGGAGTACATGGATCAGGCAACGTTTAACAAGATGATGGACGCTTACCTTGCGCAGCTCGGCACCAAGCCCGTCTCTTCGTGGGCGGCGAAAGACTGGGCGGCGGCAAAGGCTGCGGGTATCACGGACGGCAGCGCTCCGCAGCGACTTATCACGCGGCAGGAAGTCGTGACGATGATCCAGAGAGCGACAAAATAACGTGTCCTAATCGGGCACAGGAAGGAGCGGGCGGCGAAAGCCCACGCGCAAGCGCCTCTGCAAGCCCTACACGGGCATGGACAGTCAGCACAAAGCGATGCGAGCACAGCTATCATCGATGGCTCCCAAAAGAGCCATTGCATATATTTTATCTTTTGAGCTGCCTGAGGACGAGGCGGCGTGCATCATTGAGTGCGACGTGCGGCGGAAAAGCTGCGTACAGGTCGCAATGGAGCACAACCTGTCTGTTGACGCGGTGAAAAAATACCGGCAGCGGGCGTACCACAAAATTTCATCAGACCAACACGAAAAAAGAAATTGCCCCACCAAATGGTGAGGCAATTTCTTTTGTGTAAAAAGCGGGCCGGGAAGACCCTGCAAAATTAAAATATCATGTTTCATGTGGAAAGGCAAGCAGAATCGTTCGACGGTTTTTGACGCACTTTTCATACACTTTACGGACGCTTTTGAGTGTCCGTTTTTTTGTACCATATAAACAACAAAGGAGGTGCGGCGATGTATGAACGACTTTTAGCTTTGGGATTTACCGAGCAAATGGCAATGGACATTTTGACACTGTTTCCCGACCTTGATGAGTTGCGCACTTACGTCTACTTTGCAGAGATGTTCCATGTATAGCTATTTTAACCCGAATCCAAACGGACGCAACGTCAGCGACTGCACCGTGCGCGCGATTTGCAAAGCGACCGGCAAGGACTGGGGCGAGGTCTATTTAGCGCTGTGTATACAGGGATACTTAGACGGCGACCTTCCCAATGCGAACGCCTGTTGGGGCGCATATCTGCGGTCACTCGGCTATCGGCGCTATATCATGCCGGACACTTGCCCCGACTGCTACACGGTCGGCAAGTTTGCTAACGACCATCCGCGCGGGACGTATATTCTTGCCCTCTCTGGGCATGTAGTGTGCGTTCAGGACGGGACAATCTACGACAGCTGGAACAGTGAGAACGAAATCCCGCTTTATTACTGGGTCAAAGAAACGGAGGAATGAACATGGCATATCCCTATTTCAACCCCTATTATCCACAGGCAATGCCGGACAATCTCATGCAGATGCGGCAGATGCAGCAGCCACAGATGCAGCCCATGCAGCAGCCTATGTCGCAGCCAGTGCAACAGAACCCAATCGCACAGGGCGGCGTGCAATGGGTCAACGGCGAGCAGGAGGCAAGGGGCTATCTGATCGCGCCCAACTCTGCCGTTGCGCTGTGGGATTCCAGCGCGCCGACTGTATATCTCAAGCAGTCCGACGCGAGCGGCAAGCCGACGCTCAAGATTTATGACCTTGTGGAGCGCGCAGAAACGCCCCGCACAGCGCCGCAAGAGAAGGGCGTGGAATTTGTCACCCGCAAAGAGTTTGACGCTCTGGTAGCGCTTGTGGGCGAAATAAAGGGCAAGAAAAAGCGCAAGGTTGAGGAGGACGAGGACGATGACTAATCCGTTCATGGCCGCGCTGGGCGGCGGGCAGATGCCGGGGCCGGTAGGCCAGTTCCAGCGCATGATGCAGCAGTTCCAGCAGTTCAAAGCGAACTTCAAGGGTGACCCCAAAGCGGAGGTCGAAAAGCTCTTGCAGAGCGGTAGGCTGAACCAGCAGCAGTTGAACCAGTTGCAACAGATGGCAAAGCAGTTTCAAAGTCTGATGCAATAATTAAATATTTATAGCGTTTTCTTTAATTCTTTATCGTGGCCACGATTTAGATAAAACTGACTTTAATTAAAAGGAGTGATACTATGTCTCTTTCTAACGGCGGCGTTCAGGCCACTATGCCTGTTGCGCCCGTAAATTCCAGCAACGGCGGCTTCGGCTGGGGCGGAGAAGGCAGCTGGTTTATTATTATCTTGTTCCTTTTCGCATTTCTCGGTTGGGGAAATGGCGGCTGGGGGAACAACGGCAATTCCGGCGGCGTGGTCGACGGCTATGTGCTGACTTCTGATTTTGCCAATGTCGAGCGCAAGATCGACAGTGTAAATCAGGGGCTTTGCGACGGCTTCTATCAGCAGGCGCAGCTTGTCAACGGCACCAACATGGCGATGGCAAACGGCTTTGCACAGGCCGAGCTGTCCCGCGCAAACCAGCAGGCGGCGCTGATGCAGCAGCTCAACGCCATGCAGATGCAGTCCGCTAATTGCTGCTGCGAGAATCGCGCGGCTATCGCGCAGGTGCGCTACGACATGGCGGCGCAGGCGTGCGACACGCGCAACACCGTGCAGAACGCCACGCGCGACATCATTGACGCGAACAACCAGAACAGCCGCGCCATCCTCGACTTCCTGACGCAGAGCAAGCTCTCTGACCTCCAGGCTGAGAACCAGGGCTTGAAGCTGGCGGCAAGCCAGGCGGCGCAGAACAGCTATCTGGTCTCGCAGCTGCGCCCCTCTCCCATTCCGGCCTATACGGTGCAGAACCCCTATTGCTGCAACCAGCTTGCCTGTTGCGGCTGCTGACAACTGCATAGCATAGCTTTTTGTTGACGATTTTGTTGACGTCAACAAAATGGTCGGCCCCGTGCCGATACTGACACCAACGCGGCGGGGCAATAGCTCCGCCGCTGTATTTTAACCGGGTCGAAATCGACCCCTTTAGAAAGGACTGATTATTTTGGCAGAGTACACAAACGCGAATATTGTGAGCGTAGCCGCAGGCCAGAACGTTCCCCTGACCGAAACGGCGGTCAATAGCAAGCCTTGTATCGTGCATCGTCAGGGTGCGGGCATTGTCACGCTTCGCGGCCTCACCAATCAAAATCGCGCCCTGTTTAGGGTCTCCTATGGCGGCAACATCGCTATTCCCACCGGAGGCACGGTCGAGGCCATCACGGCGGCGCTTGCCATCAACGGAGAGCCGTTGACCAGCGCAACGGCGACCGTCACGCCCGCGGCGGTAGAAAACTACTTTAACATTTATGTTTCCGCACAGGTCTGCGTCCCGAAAGGCTGCTGCCTGACGGTCGCAATGGAAAACACCAGCAATCAGGCCGTCAACTTCGCCAACTCGAACCTGACGGTTGAGAGAATCGCGTGAAAGGAGAATGGACATGAGCAAGAAAGCAATGTATGATCTGCGTAATATGCTGTGCGACGAACTCGACGAGCTGGCACGTAAGGGTGAGCTTGGCGCGGGCGATCTCGAAATTGCGCACAAGCTGACGGACACCATCAAAAACATCGATAAAATCGAGATGTTGGAGGACGACGGCTATTCCCGCGATGAAGACTATTCTCGCCGCTATTCCCGCGACGGAGACTGGCAGTCGGGTATGCGCGGCGCTTATGACCGTGACATGTCCAATGCGAGACGCGGCACGCACTACGTCCGTGGCCACTACTCCCGCGACGGCGGCATGGAAAATATGAAACTCCAGTTGCAGGAAATGCTGGACAACGCCGACGATGACAGCATCCGCAGAGCCATCCAGCGCTGCATGGACACAATCGAGGGCTAAAGGGGGTGCTCCCCTATGGTCGATGAGAATGAGGTCAATCGTTGGATAGCTCGCCTCGAAACAGAGGAATCGAGCTGGACAAACTATGAGCGCCTTGCCGTGCTGTATGCCATCCGTGACCAGCAAAGCGGCAGCAGAGAGAGGGATTTGCCGATGGAATACTCCGCAGCGCCCGCGCCGGTCAACGTCGAAACATACGGCGACAGTGATTTTCTGCGCGCAGTGGCAGACGTCCCGCAGGACAAGGCGTGGGAGATCATGGACGAGCTGATGGACAGCTTGAAAATTGTAAACGAGCGCGTCTATAATAGCGTCATGCGGAAGCTGATAACATGATAGTAATTTGTTAGCAACTGTGAAAGAATGAAGCGGAATAGCGAGTCGTTTAATCCAACATTATTGCATTAATTCCGCATTGTTCCGTGTTATTGTAACATAATTCCGCGAAATGCGCGTTTGTAGCTATTTGACGTGCATGGGGTCACAGGTTCGAGTCCTGTACCGCGCACCAGAAAAAGCCTTGAAACGCAACGGTTTCAGGGCTTTTTCTTTTTGCCCTTTTCTTGGCTTGCTAGTAACGCGTCAGTAACGGCGGACACCAATGTTTCGGCGTCAATATGTGTATAGATGTTTGCCGTGGTGGAATAATCGGCGTGACCGAGTATTTTTTGCAGCATTTCTGGGGCCAGCCCTTCCTTGACGGCGCGGGACGTGTAAGTATGGCGCGTGGCGTGCGGCGTCTTTTTGGCTATATCGAGACGGTCGAGCAGCGGGTAAAAATCGCGCTTGCGGAAATTCTCAATGACCTTCTGGCCGCTGTAACCAGAGATCAGCAGCTCGCCTGTTGCGCGCGCGGCGAAATACTCAAAATATTGCCGACCTTCCGGGCGTATGGGAATGATACGGTTGCGGCCTGCGTCTGTCTTTTCTCCGCCGACCACATAAGTCTTGTGATAATCAACGATAGGAAGGTTAAATAACTCGCCGATGCGCATACCGGTTGACAACAGCATCAGGACGATCTTCGCCGCGTCGCTGCCGTCCTTTTCGAGTTTTTGGATATCCTCCTCGGTGAAGATATCTTTTTCTTTTTTTACATTTTCCGGCAGACGGACAAAGCGTGCAAAGTTGGTCGTACAGATTTCCTCGCGCACGGCCCAGTTCGACATTTGGGTAATAAGCTGCTTATATTTGCTGACGGTGGAATGGCTTTTGCTCATGTACGGGTCAATCGCGGCTTGGAAGTCAGCGGCGCGCAGATCACGGAATTTACGGTCGTGCAGCGGGGCAAATACCTTGTACGCGCCGTCATACGATTGGATGCCCTGCTTGCCGATCTCTTTGTAGTGCTCGGCTTTCCACGCCTCAAACACCTCGGCAAAGGTCATGTTGTATCGCTCCGTCAGGGGCTTGCCGTTCAGCCGTTCCAATGCGTCCAGTGCGTCTGTTTTGCGCTCGTAGTATCCAATGACCACCCTGTTTTTCGCGGCGACCCACGGGCGCGACCTGCGCCCTGATAGCTTATATACCGTGCCGGTTCCGTTGGCGCGCTTGAGCGCCTTGCGCTTTTCCGGCACTTGCTTTTTGCCGCACATAGGACAAAACAGCGCGCCATCCGGCAGCGCTGCTTTACATTTGATGCAATTCGCCATGTCATCCCCTCCAAAATCCTTAATCTATGAAGTGAAAATCAATGTACACGCACCACACAGTAAGAAAAACGATGATGAGGAACATTATAGCAATCACGCCGTTGCGGATACGCACTCCACGCCGCATGATCTCGATCATGTCCGCTTTCGCGTCAACATGGCGTTCCAGCTCATCATTCCGCGCCTGCAAAGTTTCTTCAGTCGGCGTCAAGTGTTCGGAAATCCCGAACACCTCATCAAGGGATATTCCAAGTGCCTTACAGATTGGCGCGACGGTGTAAATCGACGGAGATTTAGAAAACTTGGAAAAGAAGTTCTGCACGGTGGACAGTGGTACGCCGGAAGCATCGGAAATGTCCTGATAAGTTAGTTTCAGTTCTTCTTTGCGGGATTTACACACTTCTTGAATATTCATTTACGCCACCTTAATTTTTTCGATTTTTGCGCCGCAAAGTCGCAAGATGAGGGCTTGTCGAACCGTGTCGAGCGCTGTCTTATTGCAATGTTTCGGTGTTGAATTGCCAAGGTAAAGCGGAGTATGGTCAAAACAAGCAGCGGCGACCGCTTCCCGCTGGCTGCAAAAAGGCCCCGCCGTTTGTTGCAGAGGGCGGCGGGGCCAATCTAAGCTATACCGCCTTGCAACTTTTCAATTCTCCCGCTCTTCCCATTCTGCGACCTCATCTAATGATTTAGGGATGGTATATCCCGCATCCTCAATCTTTTGTTCCAGCTTTTGATAATTTTCTGTGTTACCATTTCGCATGCGAGAAAAGCCAGAAAGAGATTTTGGGAAGTCATCTGGGAATTTAGGCTTGAACCAATAATAAATAATATGATTTAAATTTGGCTCATTGATCGGATTGTAAGACTTTTCAACACGTTCTAACCAAAGCCTATAATTTTCCTTTTCTTCTTCGGTTCGATCATCGCGAAACGGTCGTTTACTATATAAAGATGGACTTATGCACTTGAAAGATGGCTCAGAAACACCGTCAATATAAGCAAATATCCCAAGCCCGCACTGAAAATGAAAATCATCTGGGAACTTTGGAAATTTCCAACTTTTGCCAGATAAGCTATATATCCGTCTCCGGTACTTCGCGCAAATTTCACAGCACGCGCTTGAATCGCCAACCTCTATTAAATCAGTTCCAAGTTTTCTACACGATTCAAGCGTTCTTGCAAATGCGTCTTTTGCATAGTCTTCCGGCGATTCCGTGTGTGCATCTATCCAGTCTTTCCACTCTTTCGCCTTTTTGAATCGACCCAGCTCGATATAATAATTGACGACCCTATAAAAATCTTTCCGTTCCCAGCCAAGCGTAGAATACGTCATTAGCTGGCAGGATTTTTCAAGGCAGGCCATTGATAACTGGTAATCTCCGCCATTCCACAAAAGCCCCGCGTGCATTCTCAGCACATATTCAAGATATCCTGTTGGGCCTAACTCTTTTGAAGGTGGTACATTGCGTACTTTTGTATAGTCAGGAATAGCGATAGAATAAATCGATTGCTTATCGGTCAAATCGTATTTTATTCCATCAGACACTATATTAGTCGCCGCGTTGATATTATCGCGCACGTCGTAATACGATTGATTTGGTTCTGGAAACAACTCCACAACGCGGCCGTGCTCAAAATATACGGTAATGGGCATATCAAATTCACCTAATTTTATATTTTAAATTATATTGAATCAATTAAAAATTAGTGCTATATTAATCCGCGATAGAACACTTGTTTTATCATATGAGAGCGAACGGAGGGCAGAGAGGATGACGACGGTAGAGGAATTGATTATTACAATTTCGAGATTTACTCCCCAGCAACTTGACCTTTTTCGATCTGCTGCGCAACAGATAGTAGAGCAGCAGCAAGGTCAGGATTTAATTCGCAAATCCGGATGAGCTTTTGAATATCTTCGGGCAATTCAGAAATGAGCGCTTCACCATCGGTGGGGCGCTCTTTTTTTGCGGCTTTATCGGCTACAGAATAAGAAATTGAAATCCCCAAATATTCTTCAATAGTTTTGATATTAGCAGCAGAGGGGAAATAGATGTTATTTCTCCACTGTGAAAATGTTGCACTTGATATTTTTGTTGCGGCATAAAATTCCGACTTTTTTATATGTCGAGCAACGAGCTCGCGTTCGACGATATCAACAAGCGTAGGACCGTCCAAAATATTAAGCCTCCCTTTGTACAAACCGCCGAAGTCGCACAAAATACAAAGTTCAACTTGACATATTAAGCTGAACTTAGTATAATGTAAGCATAGGGTAATAAAAAAGTAAGCCCCCTTGATACTTAGCGGACTGTCGAAATTATTAGTTTGTTGGCACTTCTTATAATATCACGGTTCGCTAAGTTGTCAAGTAAAACTTAGTATTTGGAGGTGAAAAAATGAGTTTTCGAAGCGCTCGTCATAAAGCTGGATTCAGCGTCCAGCAGGTAGCGGACGCGCTGAAAATCTCCGACGTGGCCGTGTATTACTGGGAGACCGGTCAGCAGGCCCCGCGAGCAAGTCGACTTCCGGAGATTGCTGCATTATACGGATGCACAGTGGACGAGCTGTTAAAGCCGGATGAAGAGAACTAACACACAACAGGAGGTTAAAGATGATTTTTGCAGCATGGAAAAGCGGCTGCCGCTTTTCCGCTGATGCGCAGAAGGTCGCTGACGAAATCTTAGCAATTGGCAGTTCCGCAACGACCGCTCAAATCCTCGACAAGGCGCGGGACGAGCAGACGGAGCTTCACAAGTGCTTCGATTGGAACGATGCCGAAGCCGCAGAAAAGTGGCGGTTGCAGCAGGCACGGCACATCGTCTGCAATCTGGTCATCAAGGAGAAAAGCGAAACACCCCGCCCAGAGGTGCGCGTGTTTTACAAGACGGACGCGGACAGCGGCTATAAGCCGACCGTCCTGATTATGCAGGACAAGGACGAATATCGGAAACTGCTCGACCGCGCTCTTGCGGAGCTGAACAGTTTTAAGGCAAAGTACAAAACGCTGGCAGAGCTTGACGGTGTATTTGACGCCATCGACAAGGTTGCCGGATAACCAAACGGCGGTAAGCGGAAACAGGGGCGCGTAGCTCCGAGTGTAAAAAATAGCAAACTATATTACGAAACATGGAAATTCATTACACGACAGGACACAACACTACATAACACTACACGCTTCTGTTTCTGCTTACCGCAGACAAAACACCGAACATTCGGACAAAACACCACTACACACTAAAGTATACCGCAAAACAACATCGTGCGCTTGCTGTGGCTTATGAAAGCCATGAGAAAAATAAAATAAACGTGACAGTACTATCCGAAGAGAACACTATCGAAAAGCATTTGAAATGTCAGAACATAACGTTAGAGAAAAACATATTACAGCATAAGCCACAGCAAGCGCACGAGCAAATCAAGGAGGAAAAGAAAGATGAAGAAAGAACGCATTATCGAAGTCCAGCCTGTAAAAATCGAACAGGCAACAATCCTGATCGAGGGTGACGGCGACCTTGTGCTGAACAAGATGAACGCCCGCACCGTCCGAGAGCTGACCGCAGCCCGCGACGGCAAAAAGACCATTAAGGAAGTCCCCAACATTTGGGAGGACATTATCACGGCAATTCACTGGCGGGACGGCTACCCCGTGGAGGACACTTACCGCGATATGACCGAGGAAACCTTGCGCGATATGCTGGTGAACAATGCGCCCTGCATTACGGGGTTCGGATTGAAAAAATCCTTCTGTCAGGCGGTCGTGCGAAACGAGGTTGACACCTATGCGACGAAATTCGACAACGCCATGAACGTGACGGCACGATTGGAACCTGTAAAGTTCACGGAGCATTATGTTGATAAAACGCTCATGTCCCCGAAGCGCGGCGCACCGGTTCTGGTTTATATCAATCGTTTCTCCGGCTGGTCATCTCAAGTCCACATCACCTACACGGAGAACGTCTACACGCTTGACCAGATCGTGAACATCATCAATATGGCCGGGTTTGGCCTTGGCATCGGTTCTGGACGTTCCAGCGGATACGGCAGATACCATGTTGTTGGCGTGGAATAAAAAATGCCCCGCCCAATGTTGCAGCATCGAGCGGGGCGGGTGGGACAAATCTCACCACAAGATATTGTGTCCGTGCTTATTGTAGCACGGAAGAAAGGAAAAGGCAATGATTAAAACAATGGATCTGAACGAGTGCGCGGCATACTTACGCGCGCACGGGCTGAGCATTTCGAACGAATCGCTGGCAGACGGCCTTGAGCAGCGGGTTTACCCCTTCGGCGTGTGCATCTGCGGCGGCAAGCGCAGAATCTTCCAAATCTATACTCGCCTCGTGGACGAGTGGATTGCGGAACGTGAGGTGGAGGCATGATCGACACGTTGTTTTTCGGCGGCATCGCCGCGGCGGTGATCGCGCTGAATGGCTGCGACTTTACGACGGGGCTCGCCGTCATCGGCGCGTGCGCGGTGTGCAAGGTGCTGTATGAGCTGCTGCCGTATATCGACAGGGGGTGCAGACGATGAAATTCACTCCGGAGGAAATAGAAGCAATGCATCGGGCGGACGAGGAGATCGAGCGAGATTTCCGATGGACGAATGATGAGCTGGCGGCATCGCGCAGGAGAGATGCCGAAGCAACCCTTTTGAGAAAAGATACCCGGGATCGCAGCATCGCCGAGAAGCAGCGGGCTTATCGCGAGGCGAACAAGGACAGCATCGCCGAGAAGCAGCGGGCTTATCGCGAGGCGAACAAGGACAGCATCGCCGAGAAGCAG